TGTGCTTGCTTTTCATTGGACTGCGTATTCATGCCATGACATTTGATGCGTGGTCGTTGCTCACGAATTTGGTTAACAATTTGTCGGCAATACGCATCAACCTTATTAATCGTAAGGCAAGGTCTAGCTTCTAATACACGAGAGTTTTGTACGTCAACTGGCCATTGATCACCAGCACTAAAACGCACATCATCTAAGGCTTCAGCACGATTATTGGAATCAACGTCATTAACTTGACGTAAATACTCCATAGCTTGATTGATACGATCATCTTGCTCTATGATTTCTTCAGCCATAATTTGCCCTAAATGTAAAGACTATGTTGTATTTTAACCCATCCATGAACTGCGTTCAATGTAAACTTTTTTTGGTTTTGCTTTTTTAGGCTCATTTACCATAAGCCCAAGCATCCTAAATGCGTCTGCACCATGTGAATATTGATCATGTAATGGTTTCTGACTCCATGAACCATCTTCTGCTACGTCATACTTATAATGACGCAAACATTGTAAGCCTTCGTCACAATTTTCTCTATCAAAATAACAGCGTGGGAATATGGTTCTTGCAGCGTTAATACTATCTGTAACAGGCACTCTATCTAATATCTGTACTTTATACCCAGCACTACGCACAATTTCTTCTATGCTTCTGCCTGTGCCTAAGTTCTTGGCTGCTGCATCGTGAGGCAACCATAATGTATCGTAAAAATACCCAAACTTCTGCATTTCTGCTAAATACCATGAAATTGTCTGTTGATTAGCTTGCATATAACGAATCAAACGTATTTCCATGCCAATAAATTGTACAAACCAAATAGCCGTATGATCTGCCCATCCCAAGTCAAATACTGCGTGAACAGGTTTAATTGGATCATAAGGCACTCGTGCTAATTGATTATTTATTTCAGCTAATTGCATTTCTTTGGCAAAGATAGCACCATCTACAGTTACACGACACATACCTTCCCAAACGGTATTATAGGCCTCTGGATCACGATTCTTGAGCGCAGTACGTTCCAAGTCTAGTGTCTCAGGAAACCAAGGGTTATCTGACCAGTTAATCTTTTGCACTAATGCACCATTTGGCGGACTGACAACAAACCTTTGAAATGTCTCGTCTGATTCAAGCTCAGGGTTAAACGTTACCCATATCTCGGAATCTTGCTTACGAATAGTCGGAATCAATACATTCCATGATGTACGGCTTGTAGTCTGCGCTTCTTCTACCCAACATATATCTACACCTTCGTAGGACTTTACATTGGCAATATTGTTCTTTAGTCCAATAAAAGAAAATTCACTACCGTTCTTACCTCGTATAGAATTCTGTGTAATCTCGTAAAATGATTCTAATCCTAATGCGTAGATTTGATCTGATAGTAACTTGTGTACTGAGTCTTTAATGGATGTTTGAAATTCCCTGGCACATAAAATGCGTAAGGTAGATTTGCACCCCAAAATAAGCAATGCCCTAGCAACACCCCAGCTTTTAGCACCGCCTCTGCCTCCGTAGAGTACCTTGTAACGAGCTTTGTCGAATAATATGGATAACTTCTCAGGAAATTCAGCCTTTGCAATAGCCCCTTGAAGTTCATTCATTTGGCTTCTTAAATGTTACTTCAATGCCTTCAACACCACCTGTTAATTCAGTAACCTGTGTTTCTTTCCATCCAGCCCTAGTCTTTAACCAAAATATAGCTGCAGTTGTATTACCTTTTTTGGCCTGTTGAAACAATGTATTGCCTATTTGTGCATTTGCATCAATACGGCCATCTTCTAATTCTTTTTTATAATGTTTACGCAATGTATCGTCAGTTATATCTAATTTCTGGGCAATATCGATGTAACGTATCCCAACCGCACTTAATGAACGGACTAATTTACGGCTATCATCGGTGGGGATATGCTCAATTCCTTGCATTTTATTCTTTTATATGTCCGAAAGTAATATAGATTGTTTGCCTGTAAAATCTTCCCAACGCTTCACGATAACGTCACAATACTTAGGATCAAGTTCCATTACTCGAGCTTTTCTATTTGTTTTTTCACATGCAATTAATGTTGATCCTGATCCTCCAAATGGTTCAAAAATTACAACATTTTGATTTGATGAGTTTAAAACTGCTCTTTCAATTAATTCAATAGGTTTTGTTGTAGGGTGTAAGTCTGAACGCTTTGGTCTATCACATTTCCATAAGTCTGATTGCTTTCTGTCTTGAACTGTCCATATTCGTGCAGCATCTGATTTCCAACCATACCAAATAGGTTCATACTGTGTATGATAATCTTTTCTAGATAAAACTAAAGTGTCTTTTGCCCATATAATTGTTGATGACCAATGAAAACCATTTGTTCTTAATGCTTTATCAACCGCAGGCCATTCAGAAGCCCCCATAACACAATAAATTGGACATCCTGGTAAAGTAACTAGATTAATGCAGCTAAAAGTTCCATTTAAAAAATCTTCCCATTCTTTATCTGAGGCAAAATTATCATTCATAATCTCGCGAGCTTTATATCCTTGTGCATTATTTGCTAAATTTGTTCCATAAGCAACATTCCAGGGAGGATCTGTAACAATTAATGATGCTTTATCGCCATTCATCAGCTTTTCAACCGCATCAATTGACGTTGAATCGCCGCACATTAAACGATGATTACCTAGTTGGTATATATCCCCCAACTTTGTTTTAAATTCAACAGGTGCTTCAGGAACGGCATCTTCATCGGTTAAACCTTCTACAACCTCAGGTTCAAGCAACTCATTTAATTCTTTATCACTAAACCCAAGCAAAGATAAATCAAAATCTGTGTCTTGTAAGGCTTCCAATTCTAAAGATAATGCAGTTGTATCCCATCCAGCATTTAACGCTAACTTGTTGTCAGCAATAATTAATGCTTTCTTTTGGGTTTCTGAAAGATGGGCAAGTTCAATAACAGGTACAGAATCCATGCCGAGCTTACGAGCAGCAGATAAACGCCCATGCCCAGCAATAATCCCATTAGTCCCATCGACAAGTATAGGATTAGTCCAACCAAACTCTTTAATGCTAGCAGCAATTTGAGCCACTTGTTCATCAGAGTGAGTTCGGCTGTTATTAACGTAAGGTATTAAATCCTTAATTGACTTCTGTTGTATTTGCATCAGATTGTTGTATTTCTGCAACAGGTTGTTGAACATCAATATGTTTCTTTGTATGAGCTTGAATGTAATCAATCAGTCCTCTTGAGTATCTATGAGGAACTTCATCAAGAAACTTTAACATTTCATTAATTTGATCAATATGAAATTCTACTTTCATTTCTTTTTATCCTTCTTTTCTGCTGCGCGTTTGACGGACAGGGCTATTGCTACTGCTTGTTTTTGTGGCTTGCCTGCCTTGATTTCTGCTTCTATGTTCTTGCCTACTGCTTTTTGTGATTTGCTCTTGATTAATGGCATTTTTAAGTTCCTCTGGTAAATCCATAATAAAACGGTAATCAACTTCTAACTTGTCAATTTTAACGTCTGACATTTGAGTTTTATACCACCCGTAATGATTCATCAACTTCTCAAACAAACTTCTCTCATCTAAAATTTCTACACTCATTAGCAATTCCAGTTCTTTAGTGATGCCTTTGCACGTTCTGCTGGGCCTTTAGCGTTTTTAACAACTCCTTCCATCCTTGCACAAAAAGATGCCTTACGACCTTTGTCTTTTTCTGTCTTTGGATTAGGAGCTGGTGCTTTTAAATTAGCATTATTCTTGGCATTGTATTCAGCACGACCTTTAGCCGTCATGCCAGCACCTTTTTCAGTAGGATTGTAAGTCTTATCCTTGCCTGTTGTTTTATGTGGAATAGGTTTATCGTGTTTTTTGGTAGCCATATTATTTCTTTGCAGTTTTCGCAGATTGTTTAAATGCTTCAGCAGTTGGCGCACCTTTACTACCAGGCTTACGCATCTTCTCGACTGGTTTACCTTCTGCTTTTTCACGTTCTATCCGTGCCTGTTTTTTATGAATATTGGCATAT